GAAATATTCTCAACCATCAGCCTGTTGTCCCACAACTGATAGCTATGCTTTATGCAGCGTTTTGGATAGATACAGTATAACATCGAGCGAAAACAGCACATTTATAGTGGTAATATGACATAGATGCACAACAACAATCGGCATCATCAAAGGAGTCATATGCGAGTAAGAGGTGAACATGGCGTTTCCACATTGTCCAGCGGTTCTCTACTCATCTTGTTTTTAGTCTGGGGACGACTTTAAATTCCTCGGCAGGAGTCATAGCCTAACCAATGTCAGCGATTATAACCGTAAATACGCTTAATATTTCGGGGGTGTGAGAAACCCGCTTGGATTTAGAGTTCGTGAGGTAGCGTAATCCTGAGTCCTAAAGTCTAAAAGCGACTTAAAATTGCGAGATACTTTTGAGAGTTGAGCATAAGTCGTGTAATGAGGAATGACTGCTTTAATCCAAGCTAGACGCTCAAGAAACTAACTCATTGGAGTGTAATGGTCGCCTCTGCAACCGATTCGGTAGACAAGCGAATAAGATGACTAGACAAACGGAAGGGTCAAGCCAAGTAGCAAAGTGAGGAAATCTTTTGAAATAGCAGTAGCACTGCTCAGTAGAGAGTACAAAAGTGAGAAGCCGCTTGATACTTCGTATCATGGAAAACAGGCGAGATAGTAAGTCTTTTACGCACGCAAGCAGTCTCAGTTCACACAGTAGTAGGGTATGCGTTATCCCACGCTGAAGTATCAAACACATAGTTTATCACCCCGCCAAAGCGCGGGGTTTCTTTTGTTCTTAAAATCATCACATCAAAATTCTATGCCTAGCTCAAAATAGTTCTTGACAAACAGGTAAAATCCAAGTATAATATATCTATATTAAAAATTAACAACAAAATTTCAAACAGGAGAGCGATATGGACTTAACAGTATTAAGCAAAACAGACAAACAGCTTCTTGTCATGTCCATTGAGGCATCTAGAAAAGGCAAAGCAGCACGAAACGAAATCAAACGCAGACGCGCAGTAGGATACTCTGATGGCACAGCTATCGAGACTATAGATAGTAAAGTAGCGATGGAAACTAATACAAGAGTAGGAGTAATCACAATCAATGGCGTGGAACAGTAGTGAGGCGAAGAAGCTCAAAGAGCAGTGCGGACAGTATAGAAGCGCTGCCTTTGCATATCTTGGTGTGGCGCACTTCAATCACAATAGTATTATGGGCGCTACATACTTGTATGACAGAGAAATTTTGGATAAACAGGAGAGGGCAATGGCGCAAGTACAAAAAATCATAAAGATGGTAGAAGCGTTAGCAGAAGATTCAGTAGGCATAGCGATGTTTGCTGAGGAATTAGTAGAAAAACAACCGAAGTTGGCTGAGTCGCTCGAGTTTGTACTCGGAGTCGAACTTCAAGAAAAGCATAGGAGAGAAAATGCCGATTAAATTTAAGAAAGATGGCGTAGAGTTCGTAGGTCGAGGTAGAGGAGTCCGCGGTACGCCAGTAACAAAAAAATACTTTATCAAACAAACCCCTAAGGCGGAGTTGATTGACTACATTAACAGTACCAATGCGAAGCCTAAAATAGTACAAAAGTGCAGAAACGAGCTAACTCGTAGAGGAGTAGAACTAGTATGGAAATGATTATAGTAGCAGTAGGTATAATATTTACAGTAGTAGCAATAGTATTAGCTCTACTAGCAGAAAGGTTCTGATAGTGGCAAAGATACTAGAGTTTCCAACAGTCAAGGAGGGTGAGCAACTTCGTAAGCATATGGCTGAGTTAGAAACTGACATAAAAGATAGGCTCGATGAACTTCAAGTTATAAACGAAGAAGTCATACAATTAACAGTCGCATATGAGGACATGCTTTACCGATTGTGCGAAATTACAGGTGTGGAACTACCAAACAATTTGGATTGGTCTGAGCCACCTGAGGAGTAGAAAAACGATGGCAAATCATGTATATAATTACATAACTGTGGAAGGCAACGAAGCAGTAGAGAAAGAATGGATAAAGCTATTCGTTGAATACGGCGAAGAAACAGAAAAACCTAGTTATCATGGCGATGGTACTATCAGAGTGTGGGAGTATGGAGAGATTCAGAAACACCCATTCCTAGAAGGGTACAACGAAGATGACTGGTATCAGTGGGGTTGCGATAATATCGGAGCTAAATGGGCGCATATTGAAGATGCAGACGAGTATCATGTAAGTATCACAAGCGCTTGGTCACCAGTACTGGTTTACATAGAACAATTACAGTCTCATTTAGAGAAGATTGACGAAAGTGTTAATGTAAGATGCCAGTACGAAGATGAGTTTAGAAACTTTGTAGGAGTATTTAGCGGAAGTAGTGGAGAGTTCTATGAAGCGGAAGGTAGCGAACTGACTGATGTGTTCGAAAGTAAGTACAAAGTCGACCTAGATAGCGATGAGTTTGAATGGTCTGATGAGTTTGAGGACTCTGGCATGTGCTTTGATGAACTGTTTGACGACCACGTACAAGACTGGTTTGATAATGCTTGGGAGAATGTGTGAGGTGGGGTAGTGCCGTTAGAGTAGGCACAAGAAAATCCACTTCACAAGGTAATGGAGGTAGAGGTAGACGCTGTAAAGTATCTATGTCTACTATGAATAAAAGTAAAAAACGCTCGCATAAAAAGTATCGCGGGCAAGGAAGGTAAAATGACAAATATGGGAAAAGGCATTAAGTACGAAATTGATGATAGTGGTAAAATGACTATCATTATTGATACTAATGTAGAATTTGGTAAGAGTGCTAGTGGTAAGTCAACCATCATAGCTAGCAGCTCTGGTAATCAGAAAGTAGAGACACCTAATGGTGAGGCGTTTCTAGGTTTAAATCTTTATAGGAAGTAGTAAAATGAGCAAGATAAACGATTATGCAAAATTTGTGGACACAACTACAAGTAATGAGTCTAAGAACTTCTTAGCATTTATTGATAGCACTAGCAAACTAGAAGCACAAGATAATATCAATGTGCCAAGAGTTATGACAAGTGCAATCGGTATGCTTGCTGAGAGTGGTGAATTTACTGAAGTACTAAAGAAAATGGTATTTCAAGGTAAAGAGTTTAACGAAAACAATCGCTTCCACATGAAGCGTGAACTGGGCGACATACTTTGGTATTGGATTCAGGGTTGTATAGCACTAGGTTATACACCTGACGAAGTAATGGACGAGAATATTAAAAAGCTTGAAGCTAGATATCCAGATGGCTTTGAGGTAGCACGAAGTGAAAAGCGTGAAGTAGGAGACATATAATGGAGTTATTAAACGATATAGTTCTATTCCCTTACTACACTTTTAACTATCTATTTAGCCTAGCTTTCTGGATATTCTTAGTAATGTATACTCTGAACTGGCTGAATGAACGTAATGGTTCAGACTGGTTTCAGTATAAATTCGATAGGATTCTAGACACAGTATGGGACTTTGGGGTAGGTGTAGTAAGTTGGTTCGGTAAACTGAAGGTAAGGTTCTGGAAATGAGTCAATACAGCGAGATTGTGGAGAGAACCCGACTCATGATTGAAGCTGAGAAATGGGGTATTCAGGTTAGAAGTCTTCATGCACATAGTATGAGTTCTATGGCATATGATGACAGACCTGAAGATACCAATGGTAAATCTGTAATGGATATTGAATATAATGGTGGCTGGATAGACAGACATCAAGATGGCAAAGTCATTCATACTTTTGGTAAAAAATATAATAGAGAAGAATTGCTAGACCAGTACTTTAGGAGTGGTAAAAAGTGAAGGAAGATAAAGGCAAGCAGTGGTTTGAAGCCCAAGAAAAGTATGGATATGATGAAGCCATTCATGTAGTAGCAGAACTATGGGGAGTTTCATTATACCGAGCTAAGCAAATAATAGATAAAATTGAGGAGGACTTATGGCTGTAAATTATACACCCGAAATGGTCGACCTAATGAAAAGTAGGTATAGTGCTAATCCGACCAGAGAAACAGTAGAAAAATTAGCAAATGAGTTGAATAAGAGTATAAAATCTGTAATAGGTAAGCTATCTAGAGAAGGAGTTTATGAAAAGACTGAATATTTGACCAAAACTGGAGAGAAACCAGTAACAAAGCGAGAGTTAGTAGAAAAAGTAGCAGAGATATGTGGAGTAGACTATCAAGCCCTAGCGGGGTTAGAGAAATCTCCGAAGAGCAGTTTGAAGTTGCTAGAAGAAACACTCATCATTAACCTAAGACCAGAGGAATTCAAATGAGAATATGTAAAGTAAACAGAAAAGGAAAGATGGATTATGCCGAAGTGCTTGGTTTATCTGACACCCCAACGGGTGTGAAAGCGAGATTAAAGTTTGCTGATGGTACTAGGGATTTAGTAAGCACAACACAGATTCGTATGTTGCAAGATAAGGACTTAGAGAAGCTAGGAGTAGGAAAACTCAGTAGAAAACTCTGGGGAAGCTAGACCCTCATAGACCAAATTTCCGAAAATTAAAAAAGAGCCTTCAATTAGAGGGCTTTTTTATGTATTGATTTATCGCGAATTGGACGCAATTATCCAAAATTTTGATATAAAAGTAGTAATTTAGTTTGAAGTAGGATTTTTAGCGGTTTAGAATGGGTTCTCTTTAGCGATATTTAATTTTCTTGATTGAAAGTGATTAACACATTAACTCCGTGATTCTCTCCAGAATTTATCAGATTTGAATATCGCATCTCCCCCGCTGTCGCTCCCCCGATGCTCTCAATTCTCTATTCTGAGATTAGGAGTGGTGGAGTGATTGGTGATTTGTTTAGATTGCATTTCTAAATTTATGTATATATTTTACCATACTTTTTAAAATAATGCAAGATGTGTTTTTCTCGGGTGAGAAGATAGCTGTATTGGAATGAGGTTTTGGTACTAGAAAATATTTTATTTTTCGAAGAAGGAATGTTTTTTGCTGAAGTATAAAACTGATAAGTTGCAATGTGACCAAAGATAGCTTACAAGTGTCTAGGCTGACGCCTCAAATGTTTGTTATTTTCGCTCGTAATTTTTTGTTGTCTCTTGACTGCAGCCGCTTTTTTGCGTTGTCTTTTACTTGCAGGTTTTTCATAGTATTGTCTTTCGCGTACCTCTTGTACAATACCTGCATTTTGGCATTGTCTACGGAATATCCGCAGTGCTTTTTCGAAAGGCATATTTCTAGAGTTAACTCTTGGCATGAAGCTCCTGTTTAGCGTGTGCACGAAAACGCTTGTTATACTTGCGTTTAATCTTTTTAGCTACGCCAGGTCTATCCAAGTAGCAAAGTACTCGTCTCCAGCTAGTAAGAGCATCAAACTCAGCTCCGCCTTTAAGTGGTATTCTTTTCATTTGTTTTCCTATCGAAAGTGAAACCTTTCTTACGCATGATATGCACTTTGTTTCTTATAGATTGAGCTGACCGCCCCAGTGTAGACGCAAGCGTGTCCACTGGAATATTGTTGTAATGCTTTCGCAGATACTTTGTTTCTTCGTCAGTCCAAGTTCTCATATAGTTATTATACTAAAAAGAGAACCAAAAGTCAAGAACTATTTTTGTTGAGTTCCCAATAATACTTGACTGCGCGCTTAAATAGTAGTATAATATATACATCATTAAAAAATATAAGGAGAAATCACCATGATAATTCAATGTAGCATGAGATATAGTCCAAGCGGACGCAAGCGTAAGACAAATGCTTGGAAGAAAACAGTAGTTAAAGCAAGCAAGTCGGTCGCAAAGAGTAGTGTAAAACCGATGGAACCGAAAGCAGTAGAATATCCTAGTATGAAAACGGGCAAGTATTCGGCTCCAGTAGACAATTCTTGGAAGGTAGAAGAAAGTAAGAAATTCACGGTAGCTCCAGCGTATAACAAGGGTGCTTATCAAGTTATACCACGAAGTGATGTAAAACACATAGGAAAATAGTATGGAGTTATTCGGCTTTAACGAGTATCAGTGGCTTGTAGTCACGATTACATTTGCAGGAATCTTTTATACAGTAGGAAAACGAATGGGCATTTCAGATACACTCGATTATTTGAAGGACAAGGGTATGATAGACTATGATGATTGAAAATAGTTCTTGACACCAAGTTCAAAAATTGTTATAATAACCAAGTAAGTGAAAAATCTTACATAACAATAACCTGCTTACCGAAAGGGAGCAAAGCGTGACCGTTTACGGCACAAAGGAGATTAACTATGGTAGCAAATATACATAGAGAATTGCTAAAGAATTTCTGGCTAGGGCATAATCCAGCTTGGTTTGACCAAATGGATAACAACTATCCCAGATATAATATAGTGGAGGGCAAAAGTGGATTCAAACTTGAAATCGCTGTGCCCGGTTGGAGTAAAAAACAACTATCCGTGATTCAAAAAGACAATGAATTACGAATAAAGGGTGCTAAAGACAGCGAAGGAGGTGATAATTATCTTCATCGAGGATTAAGCGGAAAGTCGTTCGACAAGACATTTATCCTCAATTCCGACCTCACAGTAGGAGAAATCAAATTACTTGATGGCCTACTCACAGTCAATATCACGAAAGACATGAGCAAAGAAGTTCAGTTTGAGATTGACTAAGACAAGCGGGGGTGTAACCCACCCCCACTTCCCTTCATAGGAGAAATTATGAATATAGGTAGTAAAGGATTAGAACTAATTAAGCATTTCGAAGGATGCGAGCTAGAGGCATACAAATGCCCAGCAGGTGTATGGACAATCGGGTACGGACACATTAAAGGTGTAAGTGAAGGAATGACCATTACCGAAGCACAAGCAGAAGAAATGCTACAATCAGAACTAATTGAGTACGAAGGTTATATAAATGACCTAGTAGAAGTAGAACTAAATCAGAACCAATTTGATGCAATGGTATCGTGGGTTTACAATTTAGGTGGTGGCAATCTAAGAAGCAGTACGCTTTTGAAAGTTCTAAACGCAGGAGACTACGCAGGAGTTCCAGCTCAAATGTTGAGATGGAATAAAGCAGGTGGTAAAGTGTTAGAAGGATTGACAAGACGCAGACAAGCGGAGGCCGACCTCTTTGTAGCATGAAAAAGTTCTTTTTGCAACTTCATAACAAGATTACTAAGCCCGTCTGGAAATTTCTAGTATGGGCTTATACTTATATAAAGTATGCACTATTTCCTAGATATAAACTCACAGTCAGTTATAATGCGATATTTGGAGATGCTGACGATAGAGACTTCATAGTTAAAAAATTCCACAAGAAACAAGATAAGTTCTTAAAGTTCGTAACTGATGATGATGAATTAGTAGAAATACGAGGTGCAGAAGGACTTAATTATAGGATAGAACAGTTATGAATCAACTATTAGTAGGAATTATATTAGTACTAAGTCTAGGTAGTTATTACCTATACCAACAGAATCAAGTGCTGCAAGCAAACAACGCGCAGTTAGAAACAGCAGTAGCAACCCAAGAGGAAGCTATCGCAACAATGCAGAATGATTTTGCATTACAAACAAAGTCGCTCGGTGAACTTCAGGCTAAGTCCCAAGCAACACAACTAGAGATGAATAGATATTTAGATATATTTAAGCGTCATAATTTAACCAAACTAGCAGCGGCGAAGCCGGGGTTGCTAGAGCCTAGAATCAACAAGGGAACTAAAAATGTATTTGAATCAATCGAAGAAATTAGTAGGACTATTGACTCTCTCGATAATGATGTCGAGTTGCAGTCTAATCCCAACTAAACAAATAGAAGTAACGGCTAAGCCGATGGACAGGATTATAACACAACCTGTTCTACCTAGAGAGATTGACTTAAAAGAGCCACTATGGTATGTAGTGAGTGATAAAAACATTGAAGAGTTCCACGACAGGTTGACAAAGGAGCATGGCCAGATAGTTTTTGTAGCCATGTCTATCCCTGATTACGAGTTGATGAGTTATAATATGCAAGAACTCAAGCGATATATAACTGAACTCAAAGAGGTCGTAGTTTACTATGAAAAAGTGACCGACCCAGAAGCTTTGAAAAATGAAACAAATACCAATTAAAAACATAAAAATGTTGCAAAAACTAGATAGTTTTGCAACAGTACTATTACAAATGCCCCACAGTTTTAGGGCATTACCAAAACCAGATGCAACATTTGCCACATTAAAGACCTTGATGGCAGATGAGAGTTTTGTTGGATACCCCAAACAGCATAATTACCAAGATTATTGTGGCCATGTCGCCCCAATAGCAGGTGGTAAAATGAAGAAAAGACTTCGTACAGAAAAATATTTCTTCTTAAAGTATATGCAGTATGGTATGGGAGAAGACATTCAAACCTGCCCGAATTGGTATTTTGATACCATAACTGTGCAACCACCATTACATGGACACACAGGCTGGCATAACTCTAAAAACAAAGGCAGACTATATCTCAGATTTATTAACAACGCAGGTAGTGGGTACAGTATAGAAGTGAAAGGCAAAAAGCAAGTCACAGTTAGAGACCAACGCAGACACATAGGTGCAGGAAACTGGACGGTGTTAGCGGGACATATGGGCAAAGATGGAAACACTTGGTTTGCAGATGTGAATTCAGGAAAAACCCCAAGAGTAGTTATTGATGTGAGTATACCAGAAAAATATACGAATGAGCATAATGCTGTAATTAACCTATTAACAAACTACTAATGTATGAACTACCACCCCTTTTATGAGATAGCAGACGAGGCTATCCGCTACATGAACGCTGAGAATGATTGGCGTTTTATTCACGCGGATAGTTATTGTATGTATAATCTACTACCCAGCCAACGAATGAATGCAAGTCTCCCCATGTGGAGAGAAAAACAAGAAACTCTCTTTGGAGAGATTCGCAAACAAATCAATCTTCCCAACGCAGTTATTTCCAACTTTACTATTGTAAAAGCAAGTAAGTATACGATATGCCATACGATTCGAAAACACTCAGGCATTATTACTTTAAGTGGGGAAGCTTACGCAGCTATTCGCAGTTGGGACGCTTATGTCGAAAAACACGATATGACTGAAGAAGAAGCCTATGACCGAACACATGAGATGGGAGATCGCAGTATGCATGTGCATGAGCCTAGCTTAGTTAGGTGGAGTGAAATGAAAGCTTTTGGCTTTGATGTTGCAGTAGGAGAGAAACCCCTCTTCCCAGGCGATAGATGTATGAATTTTTACCCAAAAGAAGGAGCTATATTTATATATTACAGAGTCAACCCACCAGATGCTCCAAACCTTATAAAGAAACGACAAATGGACAGAGAGAGGGAACAGCTATGAGTAAAGTAAGAATATTTGTAGGTACTTCTGAAACTGAAGATACTTGGATTGAAAAAGTACTAGCGTACTCTTTAGCAGAGAATACAGACAGAGAGCTAGAGATAACATGGATGCGACCTAGCATGTTCCCAGATTGGAATAAAGAAGGTTGGGGAACACCCTTCACTTGCTTTAGATATGCAGTTCCAGAACTATGTAATTTTGAAGGTAGAGCTATTTATATGGACTGCGACCAAATGAATCTTAGAGACATTGGAATGTTGTGGGACACAGCACTAAATGGTTGTGCTTTTGGCATGGTTTGGGACACTCTTAACATGAACCCCAAAGAATATGAGGGTACAGATAAAGAGAGAGGTTGGTTTAGTGATAGTGTAATTGTGATGGATTGTGCAAAAGCAAAAGAATGGGTAGCTCCCATAGACGACATTGCAGACTGTGACTGGGGTTATAAGAATGTATTTAGTAAAAAGATTGGCGCTCCTGATAGAGAGGCAGTAGAAGATAATATAATAAAGAGAATAGACTCTCGTTGGAACTCTTTTGACGGCTGGGTAACTGATGGGCCCGCGACAACAAGAGACGAGCAATCGGAGTATGCTTTAGATGATATTTGGCATGTACATTTTACATCACTATCTAGTCAGATGTGGCACCCCAAGTACTCTCCTCATGGAAAGGCAGGGCATAAAAGACAGGACATTACTGATTTAGTTTGGAAGAAAATATACAAGATAAAACTTCTCGAAGATGTGCTGTGCCGTTAATTGAATTTCCAGATAGACTTCCCCAAGAGCTGTTAGATATATGTAAAGAAACTTTCAATACACATATAGCAATGGAAGGTATGACAGCTAGAGGTGTAGACCATAAGTACAGAAAAACAGAAGTAAGATACATACAAAGAACTAAGAAAGAGCAACCAAGAGGCATACAGCTATTAGAAGATTGGGTAAGCGAACAAGGCTACCCAAACTTAACACCAGAGATACTACAGATTGCTAGGTACCATGAAACAAATTTCTATGACTGGCACTCAGATAGTAATGGAAATAAAGGTTATAGAAAGTTATCAATGTCTTGCTTACTAAATGATTCTAGTGAGTTTACAGGTGGAGACTTAGAGTTTGAATTACCAGACAGAATGCATCGAGAAGGTATAATTTTGTCAGGTCAAAAGACAGTAGTAAAACTAGAAGAAGGTATGCCAGTACTATTTCAACCAGAGATACGACATAAAGTTCATATCGTAGAGAGTGGTATTAGAGATAGTTTAGTAGTATGGTTTTTTGAAAAAGATACTGACTGGGAAAGGAATATGTTTCCATGAAAGACCACAGAAAGTTAGATGTAATTGTAATAGTCCTATGTATACTTATAATAATAACAGTATGAGTACGATAAAAGGAGTGTTCCCACTAGGGGGCTGTGATTATATAGTAGAGAACTGTAATCATAGAGCAAAGATTGGTACTAATATAACCGACTTTAAATTACCTAAGCCTGCTATTGAGAAATTAAAAGATTTACTAAAGCCCTGGCGGGTAGCCTGCACTATACAATGGTACAATGCAGGAGACAGCATGGCAAAACATGTAGACAATGCTAACAAGCATGGGAGAGTACTCAGTTGTAGTATTCTATTAACAGATAACTTTGAGGGCGGAGACCTAATGATTGAGGGAGAAAGAGCAAATTTGACCAAAGGAGATGCAATTATATTCTCTCCTGCAGATGAGCATTGGGTAACTGAAGTAACCAAAGGTACAAGAGTCACCCTTGCAGTTTGGGGAGTATCAGAATGAAGATACCTAAACTAATGGGAATGAGCATGGAAGACTTTAAGGAATTTCGTAAAAAGAAAGAATGGCTTGTAGTTAAGAATGACAAACCCATATTTAAGGACTATTTTAGTTGGAAAGAAGCAGATAATTATCTAAACTCTTATGGACTAAGTGGTCATTATAGAATGCCACAGCTACAAATTATACACAAGAATGGTAAGTATTGCCATAAGAAAGCAGAGTTCAAGTTACAAAAACGCGAAATCTTTGACCATTGGAAGCGAGGCAATAGTTTTGTTTTGACACTCAGTGAGTTTTTAAATAAACAACTGTGGACACAATGCGAAGATTTTGAAGAGTATTTCGGTAGAGGGCAGGCAAACATTTATATGTCTAGTAGACAAGATGCTAAATGTTTTCCAACACATGCTGACACTACGGAAAACTTTTTGTTTCATGTTAGGGGCACAGTACGCTGGTACATTTATAATGAAACCGAGTATGATTGTAAACCGCATGAAGCAACTATAGATAAAGTGATAGACTTAACCGAGGGAGACCTTTTATATCTACCACCGAAACTATATCACAGGGTTGAAACCCTAGGCCCAAGAATATCAATTTCTTTTCATTTCCACCCTCCCGAAAAGCAGGGTAGTTGGAGAGAAGCTTGGTTAGATTGGATTGGAGACATAAATGGCACAGCCAAGTGAGCAGTTCTCAGGCGATATGTCTAGGAACGAAGTTGAGATAGACCTTAATAAGTTTATGGCTATGGTGAGCGAAATCGGCGAACTAAAGCAAACTATTATG